GCTTAAATTCGTGCAAGTGTCAAACGAAGCGGACGGAATAGCCGCCGGAACGCTCCGTCAAATCCCGGACGGCATAGCGGCAGGCGTCCAGGGCGTGGTTGAAGTTGTCGCACGGAACTTCCAGGATTTTGTCGTTCCGGTCCTTTTCCCACATATAGTTCAGGGCTTCGGTCTGGATGTCCGGGGAGTTTTTCAGTATATGGATATTAAAGCCCTTCATTATCTGGATGCCGCCCACGATGCTGCCGGGGCCTTTCTTGCAGGAGTGAATGTTCCAGCCCATCCGGTAAAGTTCTTCAATCTGGACCAGGGCTTCGCTGTCGCCGATAATCCTGTCTTTGTTCCGCTGGACGCCGGCCCTTTCCAGCTCCCTGGATATGCCTTCCGTAACCAGGCCGGTCTTGTAGCAGATTTGTTCCAGGTATAAATCTTTTTCCTTGATGCCCACCCGGACAATCGCCGCCGGATCATTGAAGCCGAAGTCTATGCCGTAACGGATGCGGCACCCTTCGGGCATAGCGTCCACAAGGTCAAAGTCCGGATAAACCAGACCTTCCAGCCGCCCTTCCAGGCCCAGGCCGTACACTCGCCACCAGTTTTTATCCGTCTTGTGGCTCTCAATCTCGGCAATCTGGGCGGCGGCAAGGTGTGCGTTGTCCTTGTAGGTAGAATGAATTTTCACGGCGTCCAGACGGCTCAAAATGTGCTCGCCCATCCAGAAGGCAGAAACCGGGTTATAGTCAAAGAATTTCTTTCCGGATGTTCGCACCATCAGCTGGCGGACCACCTCGTAACCCAGGCGGTTTGCTTCATTTACGAATAAGACGGAACGCTGGCTGCCTAAAACCTTTTCGTACTGGTCGGCGGAAAAAAATTCAATGATACTGCACCCGATTTCCCAGGTATGGGTGCTTTTGTTTTCGTGGTATTCAATCGGAAGCTCGTTTATAACCTTTTCAAAATCTCGCATCGCTCCCTGCCTGAGCTGCGGAAAGGTCTGGGTTACTACTGAAATAACCAGGGGGGCGGCGGATGCGTTGGCGATAAGGGCCAGAAGTTGCAGAACGGAGTATGTTTTTCCGCTTCTTGTACCCCCTTCGTTTACTATTATGTTTATATCCGGGTTTTCCCACGCCTGGAAGGTCTGGCGGAAAACTTTACCGGTCAAGTCCGCCGCCATCGTTTCCCAGGTATTCGGCGATACGGCCTTCCAAATCTTCCGGCACCTTTACGACCTTCATTTCAAAAGGGCTGCCATCGTTCCCGATCTGAACCTTGTTTTTGTATTCCTCAATCAGTTCCGCCAGCAGCTTTATTGCGGTCGTGTCGCCTTTTATCGCCTTGTTAAACAGCCCCACCGCCACGATGTCAAACCCCTGGCGGCGTATTCCCTTTTTGTCGGGGTATTCATCTTCCAGGAGCAGACGCAGCGATTTTTTCAGGCTGGCCTTTTCTTTCCTGGCCTGTCCGGATGCTATGCCCCCTTTCCTGGCCGTTTCTACCTGAGCTTCGCCGGCCTGGAACTTTATTCCTTTGTCGTTTCCCGGTTCAAATTTTCCCATATTCCGTTCCGTTTAATTTTGTTCCGTGCGGTTCAGCATTTCCACCAAAGCCAGCTCCTTCGGGCCCAGGGTATTCGTTTCCCGGTTTTCAAATTCCTTGCGTCTTTCTTCATCCGCCTTGCGTTGTGCTTCGTAGATATTCCGGGCGGCTGTGTCGGAAAGGATGATGCCGCCCCCGAATATCGCCGTTCCATCGCTCAGCGTGGAAATAAAGGTGGACGATTTCGCCGGTATCTTGGCATTTACCCGGCGGGCAATCTTTCCAAGAAGGGCCGCACTTTGCAAATGTATATCCCACTTATATTTCGGAAGGTCCGGCGGCGTGGCCTGAGCTTCACGGATGGCCGCCGCAAGGTCCGCCGCAAGCCAAACCCTTATCTCCGGGCAAAGGTTCGTGTAATAGCCGGTTGGCACTTGTGCTCCGTTTTCATATTCTATCCTTTGCCCGGTTATTATGTAGGTAAGCCCTTCCCTTCTCGCACCCAGCAAGGTAAGGGAGTTCCCGAACAAAAAGAAGGGGATTTTATGTTCCATATAGAAGTCCAGAATCTGGGCGGATATACTGAACGGCGGATTATCCAGGACTATGCAGCCGGCCGGGTATTCTTCCGCCTGGTAGTCGCCGCCCGGCTTGAAAGGGCGGATAATTTCACGCCCGGACAAAGGGGTTATATTTTTGTCCACCCAGTCCTTGACGGCCTTATACACTTCCGGGGGCGTATAGCAGTCATCGGTGGTTAATTTGGGTTTGAACTTATCCACAAATTCGCCGTATTCTTCGCCGCCGTCTATGCCTTCCGTACTCAGCCCCATATCTTCCACGCCCTTGATGCCCCAATCTGCCGGGTTTATATCCAGTTCAGGCAAAACGATATCCATTATTTCGGTGTCAAAATGCAGGTTCGCCTTGTTCGTGGCGTTATCGGCGAGTGCCATTTCCCGGCCTTCCGGGGTATCCAGGTCTATGTCGTTACGGCGTACGGCAATTATTTCCGTTCCGTCCGTATCTATGAACCGCACATCCTCAATCCCGGCGGCTCCGGCCGTTTCCGTTATGCCGTTCCCGGCGATTATCCGGTTGTTCTTATCCACCAGGATAGAACGGCCCATCCCGAATTTGCCCACCGATTTTTCAAGCAGGCTCATACCATATTCGGAATGCTTGTTAAAATTCTTGTCATCCGGAATCAGCTGCCGGATATTTCCTTTTTCGGTCTTGTTATTTTCCATCGTTTCCCTTTCTCAATTCAACGGCATAAGGAAACAAGGCCACCAGGGTTTTCAGGCAGCAGGCAGAGCACCAAACCCGGACCGCCCACGCCTTGTTTATATGCCGTTTGTATATGTCTTGCAGCACCTTCATATCCGTAGAAGGTACAGCCGTATAATAGCGGCTTTTTACAGCCGTTTCCATCTGCCTGTAATACGCCAGGATTAAGCGTTTTTCATCGTGGCTGAACTCCGTTACCATCTTACACTCAAAAGCCTGTTAAATAGGTCCAAAATCGCCGAAATAAGCCGCCCGGTCGTGCCGGTCGCAAGTGCCAGAAGGCAGACAACCATATAACCCGGCAGACTGAACTGGCCGGAAGCCACCAGGTAGATCAGGCCGGCCCAATGGAAGGAACAAAGCGAACAATCAAACGGCTTTAAGGTTATAGGCCCTTTGACGCCCAGCCACCGCCCCACCGCCCCTTTCAGGCTCTCAACGCCCCCGGATAGGTCCACAAGGAAAACCACAACCGCCTGCAATTCGCACAAGGTCCAAAATAATTCCCAGCTCATTTCATTTGCTCCCTTATCTTTTTCAGTAACCGGCTTATCGTGCTCCGGTGTACGCCCAGACGCCGGGCCACTTCCGCACCGCTGCCCAGTTCCACATAAAGCAAAAATATCGTAAGCCGGGGGGCGTCCATACTCCCCAAAACCCGGTAAACCTTCCGCAAGGCGTCCGGCGTTTCATCCATTATGCCCTTATTCTCCCGGCTCAGGTATTTCCGTACCAAATGCCGATAATCTAACTGCGGCTTCCTGCCAGCGGCGTTCTTTCTTCCACCATCTGGAATTGCGGCTCCAATATTGCCGCTTTGTGATGGCGATAAGATAGTTCCCGGCGTCCTTTTGTAGCTTCGGCGGATGTTCCAGGATGTAGAGCGAAATTTCCTGCCGCAAGTCCTGCCGGTGTTCGGGCTTAACTCCGCAAAACTTGCATATAATTTCCCATTCATCCGAATAGAGCCGTTCCAGGATTGTCTGCATTTCATCATTATTGTATCGCTTCGCCTGTTTTTAGTGCAATCCTCAGCCTTCCGCCGTTTCCTTGATCTTCCGGGCAATCGTGCCGGCCGGAAGGTTCAGCGTGGCTTCCAGGGTGCGGAAGGTTTTGCGGCTCAGTTTCCTTTTCCCGGTCGTTACCATATCCAGCCAGCTGTGGCTCATTCCGCAGGCTTCGGAAACGCCGGAAAGGGAGTAACCTTGGCGGTAGCATTGAACCCTCAGCCAGTCGCAGAAGGCTTCCGGGTATCCGGTGCCCTTCCGTCCGGGCTTCGCCTGTTCTGCGGCTGTTGTAAATGAGAAATCCGTAAACCCTTCCCTTTTTACATCCCGGTTGAAGTCCGCAAAGCTTTCCCTCGGAACAATGAAGGAGCCGTCCAGATAGTCCGTAACCCGGTCCGGCCAGTCCACGAAAAACGGATATATCAAAACCATATCGCCGGAAATGAATACCCCTACAATTTTGTCGGTATCATCCGGAATTTCCACCGGCTTGATCTTGCCGGCCCAGTTCCTTAAATTTATTTTCATAGGTAGTTATTTATCAGGTTTTGGAACTCGGTAAAGCTGTGGGCCACCGCATAGCGATAAATGCCCACACTTTCCACGGCGAGCTGCCATTCCTTTTGTTTTGGGCTTTGCTTTCCTTTCGCCGTTTTCATTTCAATAAGCAGGGCGGCGAACCGGCCATCGCCGGAAGGATGCAGAAGGATCAGGTCCGCCACGCCCGAAACCAGACCTTCCGCATACGCAATCCGGGCCTGTGTCGCCGTTGTCCTTACTCCGTTCGGAACGGAAAAAAGGAGTTTGCGGCAGCAAGGATGTTGGAGCCGGGCCCAGCGGACGCACTCGGTTTGCAGCCGGCTTTCAAGGTGTTTCATTCCGGCCTTGTGCGTTCTTCCGCCTGGCACTCGGCGTTTGTTTTCAGTTTGTATTCGGCATCGTTCCGGGATATGAATTTGCGGCCGTTTATGTCTATGATAGGAACGCCCAGAAGCTCCGCACCCCTTTTCAATTCCTTGTAACTGATTCCCTTCTTCTTTGCGGCGGCGTTTATCGTTATCAGCCCAGGCCGGCGGTTATATTTCGCCGGGTTTGCCTTTTTCTCTGCCAGCTCGTTCAGCTGAGCCGCCACGGTGTCCAGGGCGGTCTGCGTTGTTTCCTTTGTCGCCTGGACTTCGTGGGCCAGGGCCATCCTTGCGGTTTTTTCCCCGGCAATCTGGTATTCCAGTTCCTTGATCCGGGCCAGGAGCTTCTTTTTCGTAAGCATTTCGTTTGGTTTTTTCTTGGTTTATGGTTATTTTTGTCTATCGTTGCAATACAAAAATAGTTAAAAGCATTGTATAAAACAAACGAATAAACTATGACTGGAAAGGAATTAAAGGAACTTGTAAAGGGCACCGGCGTTTCCATCGCTGAGCTTGCCAGGAAAATGGGCAAAACAACGCAGAATATATCCTACATTTTCAACGCCAAAAGCGTAAAGATGGAAAAGATTGAACGCATAGCGGAAGCCCTCGGAAAAGATATATCATACTTTGTCGGGATGTCGCCGGAACGCCGTACGGAAGCGGAAAGGTTGCTGAGAGAGAAAGAAGCCGAAATCCAGCGGCTGGAAAAGCAGGTGGATGCGTTGCTTGAAATAATTGAAAGGCGGAAAGTTTAACCCTTCCGCCTTTCTTTTTGGAACAAAACACAAACAAATAAAAACCGGATCAGTTGATCCACCGGAGTATCGTTTCCCCTTTATAACCTTTTTCCCAGATGAACCAGGCGTAACAAACGGCAGAGCCGTTTTTAATTTGCGTAAAATCGCCGTTTATCGCACAATCTATCCTGGAAGTAAATACATAAACCCTTCGGGGGGGGTATTGCTCAAATAACTTGCGTCTGGCTTTTCCTTCCAGAAACTGAACCTTTAAGAACATCGCCACCTTATTGCCGTCCGGTATCAGGTCCAGGGCCTTGTAAACAAATTCGGTTGCGAACTTGTACGGCGGATTGGTTATTATATCGCCGTTCCATCGCTCAGTATTGAAGTAAAGAAAATCCATCTGGCTGCCGAAGCCCCGGTCCACCAGGTCCGTGCTCCTTACCCTGTACCCTTTCCGTTCAAATACCTTTGCCAGATGCCCCTGGCCGCAGGCCGGCTCCCATATATCCGGGGCAAAGGTTTCCACCTCGCAGAGAAGTTCCGCCGCCTTCGGATCAGTCGCATAGAAGTCAAATTCCGGGCGTTCCTTTTCCGTGTGGCTGGATGCCCCTATTGTGGAAAATACGCTTTTTCCGTTTCCGTTCCAGTCCTTTGCCATCTTAAACGCCGTTTATAAAGTAATCGCCTTCGTTCACATCCTCAGCCAGACAGCCCTCCCGGTCCTTCATTTCCTGGTCCACGATGCCGGGGCGGTAAGGCGTACGCCATTCGTATTTATCCCAGTGAAGCCACAAATTCTTTTCCTGGTCCAGCTGTTCCAGTTCCTTGATAATGTCCTTTACTTTCATATCTTTTTAATTTTGTTCGTTGAATTGCCGGTGGTATCTGCATTTCTGGCTCAGGCCCTGGAAGGCATAGATGCAAACCCTTCCGGAACGGCAGGCACAATCCTTGCAGCTTTTTACCCGGCTGTCTATTTCCGGAAGCTCGTTTACATATTCCGCCGCCCTGGGCTTCCGGGTGCGTGGGCCGTGCGGCTTGTGTGTTATCTTTATTCCGCATCTTTGGGCAATCCGCTGGATGGTACGCCAGTTTTTCCCGGTCGTTTCTTGCAGGACCTTCACGCCGTCCGCTGCGTGTTCCCGGATTATCCCGGAAAGTTCCCGGTCCATCTTTTCCCAGAGCTGTAAAGTGAATTTCGTGGGTGCTCCGCCGGTCCTTCCGCCCAGTTTCCTTTTTATGCCTTCGGCCTTGCACCAGTCTGCCAGGCTGTACTGGCTTACCCCGAAGCTGGCCGAAATCTGCCTGTATGTCGCTTCCGGATGGGCGGCGGCATATTTCAGGGCTTCCGCCTTGTTTGGGTGTTCCCTTTTATTGCTCATTCTTCCGCCGTTTTTTCGTTTTCCAGAAACCACCGGGCCCAGGCCGCTCCGTCCTTGAAGGCCGCCTTTTCCTTTTCGTATTCCAGTTTATTGTCCTTTGCGTGTGGCTGTGAAGCGGCGTAACGGCTGGCCGCTTCTTCCAGGGCTTTTCTAAATATTTCCATCGTTATTGTTATTTTGTTCTTTCAGCCATTCCCTTAAATCGCATATAAGGGCAATCTTTCCCTGATGATATGCCGATGCCCCTACTTTCATCCCTAAAATTGCGTGTTCTTCCCACCTGTCAAGGATGGCGGCAAATTCTTTCTTCATCCACTCCGCCCCGGCCTGGAAAGCCTCAGCTTCTTCTCTTGCCATATTATTCCTCCTTTCTTGCTTTAAGTCCAAACCCGTCAATAAACTTGTCAATTTCTTTCTCCAAGTCCACTTCTGGCTCTTCCTCAACGAGAGTCCAGTGGTCTTTGAAATAATAGCCTACACTAACTACATAATAGTATCCAGTGCCTGTTCCTATCTCTGGTGCGGTTATCCGTATCTGCGGGTTTTTCTTGTTAATTAATGTTTTCATTTTCTTCTCCTTTTGTCGCAAGGGGTGCCGCCGCACACCCCCGCAACAAAACCAGTAACACAATTCATTTGACTACTTTGCGGCGGTTGTTTGTTAGTCTAAGAATAAAACCTTGTCAATTCGTACTTCGCATTTTCCTTCCGGGCAAAGGTCGCCGTTCCTGGCATCTACATTGAACATAGCAACCACCTCGCTGCGTGTGCCGTATCCGTAAAACTGCATATTCGGCCACCATTCGCCGTTTACCTTTGCAGAATAAAGTATCTTGTAATTTCCTTCCATAATCGTTGTTTTTAGTTTGTTTGTTTTTATTTTATCCTCAGCGATTCCACAAGCTCAGCCGGGAACACGCCCTTTTCCGCCTTCGTTTTTATGAATGTTTCCACCTGGGCGGCGAAAGGTTCATCCTGGAAGGTGCGGTCCGTAAGCCAGAGCACCAGCCGGGCAAAATATGCCGCATCCTTCCGGAAATCATCGTACTTGTACCAGTCCGCCGCAAATGCCTGGTGTTCGCTCAGGAACGGATCATCGGCGGTTAATTGACGCAAGGCGGCCAGATGGTTCAGGATTCGGCCCAGCCGCTGCTTGTGCTCCCTTTTCAGGCCGGACCTTGCCGCTTTCGCACCTTCTTCCAGGAGCCGCAGCAGCATTGTAGAGCCTTCCAGCATTTCCATATACGCCACCGCCAGGGCGGTAAGGCGGTTTTCCACTTGCTTTTCCATCGCTCAAAACTTTGAAAGTATCAGCGTCCGCACCCCGGAAAGGCCCCTTTTCGTTTCCCGGTCAAAGGCCCGGCGGTTTCTCACTTCCGCCCAGGGGTTGCTTTCCTGATCGGCCCAGACCTTGCCGTTTTCATCCTCATAGGCCAGCGGAAGGGCGTAACGGCGGATAACCGCCAGGGCATATTCTTCCGGGTATTCGGTATCCGTTTCGGAATCGTACCAGTGTTTTACCACATTCCAAAGGGTTATCTGCTCCCCGAAAATGTAGGTCTTGGAGTAAATGACAATCGGCTTGCGGCCGTTCAGCTTCCGCCCGAACCGGGCCGCCATAAACTCCGCCGGTGTCGGATAATGTTTCTTCTTTGCCATTTTACCCCTTTATTTGCGTGAATAGTTCCGCTTCGTACATTTCTGCCAGTTTGAGCCGATGAAGGAAAACGGCGGCCTTTTCCGTGTCGTTTTCGGCGTATTTCAGGACCGCCCGGCGTAAGGCCAGAACCCGGCGGAACGCCCTGGTATATTCTTTTGCTGTCATAGTTCCTTTTTGTTTACAAGCCCACGCCCCCACGCCAGCGTTTCCTTGAATAACTGCTATACCCATCTGCATCTATTTCGCAGTCCGGCCTGTCATCGTGGAATATCGGGTCCGGTTCTTCCATAAGCTGCTTCATCCTGAAATGGTTATACCGGTCCGTATTCAGTTTGTTGTATAGTTCTTCAAAGGCGGCCGCCGGCTCGCCTATCCTGAAAACCCAACGCCGGGGGTTGCAAGGCTTCGGATGGCCTATTGAGTAAACCACTTCCAGGAAGTCCGGACCTTCTGCGACTTTCAGTTCAGCCGCCGGAAGGAACGGCACCTTATCTTCTATAAAGGCCGTCCATCGTTCCCGGAGCAGGGTTTTCCAGAACGCCAGGTCCTCGGCGGTTATCATCCGGGCCACATAGCGGTCGCAGTTCCTGGTAAAATCTATGTTATAGCATTTGTTTCCGGTGTCCGCACAATGGTTGTAAAAGAACTCGCCGTATTCGTTTTGAAAGTGTTTTTGAAGGAAAAGGTTGCCCAGCTGGTCCTTTGCCATTTCCGGGCCTGTGATCGGCCTGCATTTCGTGCAGTATTTGCAGCGTTTATCTTCGCACATAGTTAAGCCCCTTTTTTAGTTAGAATTTCAAGTTTTACCCCTTCCGGCGTGGCGGAGTTGAGAAACGGCAGGACGGCGGAAAGGTCCGGAGCGATGGAACGGAGCTGGTAACCCTGGCCGGTCCAGATGCCGGAAACAAACGAAAATACCAGGTCCGCCGCCTTCTGGTCGCCGGCTTTCAGGGCCTGGGCGTGTGCCTTGCTGAGTATTCCCAGGGCCTGGGCCGGAAAGCGTTTGCCTTCGGTCTGCGGCGTCCAGAAACGGCTGTACTTCACTTTATCGGCAATCTTCTGGCCGTTCTTGTTTATCCAGCCCACGCTGTCGCCCCAGTCCGCAAAGCGGTTTACTTCTTTGTTAGGCTCCATCATATTCCGGAAAAAGAACCTTATAAAAATTTGTTTCTTTTCTTGTTCTCCCAGAGAGAAGACACACACATTTTCATTTACATTGTTATTTACATTATCATTTACATTTACATTTACATTTACATTAGGTTTCCCGGATGTATTACCTTCGGTTTTCAGTTCGGAAACCACTGGTTTTTCAGTTTCATAACCATTGGTTTTTTTAGGGCGTCCGCCCTTCTGGCCGTTGGAAAACCTCTGGTTATTCGCATCGTGCTGCGGCCGTATAAGTGTAAACGCAACCGCCGGAAGTCCTGAAAGTTCCGGCTCCGTTCCGTCCAGGGCGTAACGGAGTACACCCCGAAGAAACTGCAAGGCATCGGCGTCCGCCATCTGGTCGGCGGCGTCAAGCTCGCACCTGTAAAAAATGATACTATCCCTTTTCATTTGTCTTGTGTTTTGGTTTTGTTTTGCAAAGGTATGCAATTTATTTACCTTTTGCAAGTGTTTTGCCTACTCCTTCGGCAAAAAAACTGGCGGAATGGAATAGCTTGCGAACCTGGAAGAGCCTATATTTATAAGCCGGGTTTCAATTTTAAGCGTTTCCCTCAGCTTAAAAATAATAGAGCTCAGGCGGTACGCCGCAAACATTTCTATCGCTTCTTTCTGGGTTATACTCCGGCCGGTAAGCAAGTATTCCCGGACCTTCTTTATTTTGGTGTCAAAGTCTGCCATATCATTAAAAGATTTTATCGGGTAAATCGCTCGGAAAGTCGTTGGGTAAATTGCTCGGAAAGTCGTTCTGGTGCTCTGGCCTGGGCTGGTAGATTTTCCCCTTGCCCACATAGCGGATCGGTTCTTCCTTTTCCTTTGCCATCCAACAAGTGTGGGTGTTTCCCCATTTGTCCGGCTGCCGCATTTCGCCCACGCAAATCCGGGCGTATCGCTTGCCGTTTGTTCCTTTCGTGATCTTTTCCGCCGGTATGTCATCCAGGCAGATGGAAATTGTAATGTTGTTCATTGTTCTGGGTTTTATTGGTTGTTTTTAATCTGGTTAAGGTGTTCCAGCTGCCTTTTGCAAGCTGTGTACATTTCGGTATCCACCCCGGCCGGGAATTCGGGCTTGTGGCATTTCCACCAGGCTTGTACCGCTTCGGCGTTCGGGAGTTCGGATATTTCCCGGTAATACGCTTCTTTGTCTATGCCGCTGAGCGGAGCGGCCTGGGCTTTCGCCTTCGGCTGTTCCCCGGTCGTCTGGGCGTGGTATTCATCCGTGTCTGCGTCCTTTGCGTCATCTATGCAAAGAAGGCCGTTCAGGGCGTATTTCCTGGCGTAGCTGCTTGCCGTGCCGGTTACCTGGCTGCCGTCCATCCCTTTCTTGCTTTCATCCTCTCTGGCATAGGCCACCGCCGTCTGCGTCCAGGGCCCGGACGGCGTGTTCCAGGGCTCGCCGTTTTGAATGAAGCTGAGCGTGGCGGTCGCCTTCACATAGAAGCGGCTTCCGATTAGCACGATTTCATCCGAAAGGTTCAGGGTGCATCCGGTAAAGGCCAGGAGCGGCTTTACCGCTTCCAGGATGCCTTCCGCACTCCTGTAATGGTACTGGCTGAACGAGTTGAATTTGTCCTTTGGGGCTTTCAGCCTGGTCTGGATGTAGTTAAGGGCTTCCGGTAAGCTCTGCGGTTTCTGGATTCCGTTTTCGGCCGTTTTTTCGGCCTTTTCCTGTGCGGCCGGTATGGTTGTTCCATCCTGGGCCTTCTGCGTTGTTTTAGCTGCCATTTTATCGGTTTTTAGGTTGTTAGATTGTTCTGCATTCCACCTTGCATTCAAGCATCCAGCGGCGGAGTTCGGATTTCAGGAAATAAAGGATATTGTCCTTCTTGTAGTGTGGTATTTCGGCCTTGCGGCTTTTCTGGTAGATGGTCCACTTGCTTAGACCTGTGTAAGCCACCGCTTCATCTATGCGGATGGGCTGTTCCTGTGTAATTTCTTCCATCGTTTAGCGTTTTATGTTATGTTTTGAGAATTTGTAAAGCCAGATCAGGCAACCCCCGGCTGTAAGGCTCAGGGCGGCGTCATCGCTCCCGGCCAGAAGGGCCAGGACCACGCCGATTGTAAAAACTGCGTATTTCATAGCTTAGAAGTTTATATCGTTGTTAGTTAGCTTGAACCCGGTGCCAATCCGGTTGAGTATTCCGGCGAAAAGGTCCGCTGCGTCCAGCTCTATGGATGTTATTTCTTCATCGGGGCCGGCGGCCTGCTTTGCCAGGCGGCAGGCTTCGTTGTAGTCCGCCGCTTCTATGCCCAGGGTGTAGGCCGGATATTCCTGGCGGATATGTTCAAAAGTCGCAAAGTATTTCATCGTGTTTGTTTATGTTGTAAAGGTATGTATTTTATTTTATTCTTGCAAGTGTTTTGCCTACTCAAAAAGTAAAAAATAAAGGTCGTGGCTCCGCCTTATCGGCGGCAAGCCCTTCTTTTTTTCTGCATTTCGTAGCTCATAATAAGCTTAAAGTCGCCGGCCTTTGTCTTGCACCATACGCTTACCATTTCAGGCCCCTGAATATGTAAAATATCGCCGGTGCGTTCCAGGATTGTATCCTTAAAAACAAAAGCCTTTATTATTTCCATCATTGTAAGGCCGTTTGCCTTGCCTTCGTTGCTTGGTACTTTGTACTCATTTGCAGTTTCAAGTGTCCTGCCTATTTTAATTGTGTAAGCCATTGTTTTGTTGTTTTATTTTGTTATATTGTTTTGTTTCCGTTTGCAAAGGTATGTAATTTGTTTTAATCCACCAAATCTTTTGCCTACTTTTTTAGAAAATTTTTTACAGCAAATACACAAACCCCCTAAATTTAAACACTTATGGATGGAAATTTTTTGAAGGATTTTCTTGCCGGAAAGGGCGTGTCGGTCAAAAACCTGGCGGATACGCTCGGTTGCAGCACCCAAAACATCTATGCCCTTTTTTCCCAGAAAAGCATCAAGCTCAGCAAGCTGGATGAAATCGCCAGAGCCGCCGGGATTGAGTTGCAGGAACTCCTGGAAGGCATAGGAAAGAACGCCACCGCCGTTGATGATCTGGAAGCACGGATCAAGGAAAAGGACGCCGAAATAAAACGCCTGAACGAAAGGATTGACCGCCTGCTGGCTATAATTGAACGCCTATAATTCCGGCAGCATATCCATCGCCGCCTTGCGTCTTGCGTCCGCTATATCGGCGTAAATCTGCGTGGTCGTGATGGATGAATGGCCCAGAAGCTTGCTCAAAGTGTAAATATCCACGCCGCTTTCCAGAGCCAGGACGGCAAAGGTATGGCGTGAAGTATGGAAGGAAATATGCAGGTCCAGGCCGGCGGCCTTCGCCCATTTGTTCAGGTATCTTGTCAAGGTCGCCCGGCTGGTGTCAAGGTTGAACACTTTGCCCACGCCCCTTTCGCCCAGAAGGGCCAACGCCTGGCGGCTCAAATCCAGATACTGCACCTTCCCGGTTTTCTTCTGGCGGAATACCACCCGGCCGTCCTGGATGTCTGCCCAGTCCAGGGCGGTTATATCGCTGAGCCGGAGCCCGGCCACGCATCCGAAAAGGAAGGCCCTCTCATAGTCCTTGTTACCTATCGTTACCGCTTTGAGCTTCCGCACCTGGTCCAGAGTAAGCCAAACCCTTTCCGGGGTGCGGATGGCCTTTTGCCGGAAGCCCTTTGCCGGGTTCCGGGCAATCTTTTCCGTTTCTTCCGCCCACCGCAGAAAGGACCGCATCCTTTGCAGATAAAAATACTGCGTTGTTTCCCCCAGGCCCGAACCCTTTACCCAATCGGTATAAGACGCCCACCATACCGGCGAAATATCCGAAGCCTTCGCCTTCGTTCCGGGCCACCGGCCTATCTTCCGGCCCCATCCCTGCCAAAGCTCAAAAGTGCCCTCGCTCCGGTCCTTGTGCAAGTCCACGAAAGCCCAGATCAGGGCGGAAACATCTTCCTGGCTCGGCCGTTTCACTCCGGCGGCGGAAGCCTGCAAGTCAAGTGCCCGGCGTGCCCTGAGCGTTTCCGCAATCCTCAGCGTTTCGGCGTTTATGTTCTTCGCCTGTAAAGTCGTTTCCGGTTTCAGGTATAGACGCAGATATTCATAACGGCGGACGCCGCCGGCGTAAATATCCAGATAGATGGATTTGCGGCCGTCTTTCAGTTTCCTTGTTCTTATATGTACCTGGCCCAGTTTCATAGCGGAGCACCAAAAACGAAACAAATATAAAACTTTTGTCCGCAAATAGGTGCAATCGCCTACAAATAAAAACAAGCATACGGAACAGCCGGGGCGGTCCTGTACGCTTGTGGTATGGTTTTAGATATTTTTATTAAATTTGTTCGTTTGTTTTGTAACCGCCTTTAATTTAATGGGTTGCAGAATTATCTGCACAAATAAGCACCAAAAACGAAACAAAAAACCGGAACCAGGGGTATTTCCGCCCCCTTCCGGGTACAATATAGGCAAAATATACGGAATCTTACCAGCTCAGCAGATTATATTGTATTCCGGCCCCGATATATGGTTTCAGTTCTCTGCCGTTCCATCCGAAGCCGGCGTGGACGCCCAGGCCCCACCGGGCCGGCGTCTTTATGTTCCTGGTAATCGTTTCCGTTATCGTTCTTTGGAAAATCTGCAAGGAATCCAGCCGGGGCTGAACGCCCGAAACCACCGCCCTGTAATTCGTGTCCTTGTAAACCACCGCTTCCCTCGGAAGGAACACAAGGCGTTCCGTTGTGTCGTGCATTATCAGGGTGTCCGGAATTTCCACCCTTTCCGTTTCCCGGATATACTTGTAAACCGGCACCGGCTCAGCGACAAGCAAGGTATCTATCTTTGTAATCCGTATCGTGTCCGCCGGGGCGTTCTTCCATCGGTCCAGCTCCCTTTCCGTCCGCCTGAGCTTCACGGCCAGCAGGACAATCAAAGTAACGGCCAGAGAAACGGCGGCGAAAAGCAACGCCGCCCCCAGATGGGTTTTCCTTGTTCCTTCCATATTACTTTCCATCTTTCCCGGCGGTTACAACCACGACCGGAAATTCGCTCCGCACATCAAAGCAAGGGCAAGCCTTGATCCATTCCGCCGGCTCCACTTCGCCGTTTCCGTTCAGGTCCGGGCTGGTATCCCGGTGCCCGATTATCTGCGTTATTCCGGGGTGTTCTTCCATAAGCTCGGAAACAAGCCGGTGCATCGCCAGCTTCTGGGCTTTGGTCCGGGTGTCCTTCGGCTTGCCGTTCTTATCCAGGCCGCCCACATAAACAACGCCGATGGAATGGTCGTTCCATCCTTTGCAGTGGGCTCCGTTCATCGTAAGGGGCCGCCCCTTTTCCACCTTGCCGTCCAGGTCAATAACATAGTTATAACCGATCATCTGCCAGCCCCTCTGCCTGTGCCAAAGGTCTATATCCGCCGCCCTTACATCCACGCCTTCCTTCGTGGCCGTACAATGTATTACAATGCTATCTATCGCCTTCATCTTTTATTATGTCCGTAAAATCTTCCGTCTTGAATGTACCCAGGGGCGGCTGCCGTTTCTGGCAGGTCAAATCCGTGCAAAGATGATATTCCGCATATCGCTTTTGCGTGGTCGTTGTGGATAACGCCCTTTCCACCCTCAGCTGCCGGCGTTCCAGGTCGTTGAAGCTCCCCCGGAGTTCCTCATATTCTTTTTGTATCTTTTCGGCGAACCGCTGCCAGTTGTCCGCCACCTTGCTGTCCGCTTCGGCCATCGCACCTTCCGCCGCCGCCTTTTCCATCTTCTTCTTGCTCCGCAAGTTCAGTGCGTACCAAAGCAGGGTGCCCAGACCGGCAGCCCCACCGAATGCAGATATAAGTTCCGTAAGCGTCATTTCTCAGCCCATTTGTTCCAAAAGTGCCGGATGATAAGGAAACCGCACAAAACCACGAAGCCGCAGTTGAGCAAGTCCACCGCCTTTTTAGTGCAAAAAATAATATCCAAAACCAGTACAAGAACGATAAGGAAAAGGACAAAGCCTTTTATCCAGGAATATCTGCCTATAATCATAGTAAAAATGTTTTTAATAGTCTATACAATCGGAAACCGGGGCGGAAAGTGTTACCATAACCCAGGCACCGCCGCAAAGGTCCTGGAACCGGTCCGTAAAGGTGTTATATTGTGCATCCCCGACAACCAGGCCCCCTTCCGCCGCAAAGTTCAGTATCTGCCGCAGCATTTCTATTGCGTGGCTCTGCACCTGGACCTCGTTGTCGCCGGAGTTCGTAAGGCGGTCAATATAAAAAAGGTTCAGGCTGAAAGCGAGCTGGCTTTCCGTGCCGGTGTGGCTGTTCTGGGTAATGGCGAACACGCCGTATTCCGCCGTACGCAGTTCGTTCAGTTTCAGCACATCGTTTTCAATGATCGTGCGGATGTCCGGGAGCCTTCGGGCATACCCTTCCAGAAGCGTGTAAATCTCTCGCAAAGTCATCGGTTGAAGCGTTTGAATCCAGGAATAATTTTGCCCCTCACTCCGCCCAGCCAGATGGTTGAAGTTGCAGCGGAATCCAGGTCCGGGCCATAGTAGCAGGAGCACCCGGAAAGCTCAGGAAAAGCGGAGTAATTTTCTTTAAGGAATACTTGCATTTTCAGGCGGTAACTATCTGCGTGATGCGTCCAATAGTCCTTAATCTGGCCCCTTTCATCAAAGGAAAGGCTCTGCCGGTGTTCATCCGTAATAGTATCCATTCCGCCGTTACCCATAACCTGGCCCAGTTCCAGGGTAACATTCGCAAGGGTTAAATAAGTCAAAAACGGCTGTATGTACTTATCCAGAAGGGCCTTATATGAAACATTCTCCGGATCGGTAATGCTTCCGTCCGCCACCTTGCTTTTCAGGCTTTCCACCAGGCACTCGCCCAGGACCTCGCAAAGCTCAATATCCTGGGCCCTTTCCAGGGCCGGCACGATCATCTTGTCGTAGGTATTGTCATTCAGCCCGGAATGGCTTTTAATATATTCGGTTGAAGTAAGGAGTATCATTGTTCAGTATGGGTAATAAAATGAAGTTCTAAATTTATAGAATAATAGTCCGCCCCTTCGCTTGTGTAATACCCGAAAAATACCTCGTTCCGGGTTATAACCATAAACGGAAGGAAGCGGTCCTTCTGGCGGTCGTAAACATAGACAAAACCGCCGGCAAGCATCCGGTCCATCTGAGCGGAAGAAAGGCCCAGGTCCGCCAGCATTTCCTCGGTGTTTTCGTAGTCCGTACTTTCTTCCGGAAGGTCCAGCGATACCGCCAGGACTTCGGCCGGCTCCGGGGTGTATCCCGGCCCTTCGGCGGCGGTCCTGGGTATCTGGATATATTCGGCGTTGCTCTCAATGTAAACCATAATCGTTAAATCGTAAAGGTGTTAAATGCAAGGAAGTCGCTCTGGCCGGTTATATGGCTGAACGCCCTGGAAAACATCTGCTGCACCGGGCGGATCATCGTTTTGTCATAGAGCCGGAAAAGGTCGCCAAATTCCTGGGTACTGAACCCGGTGTTAGTTTCCGAAGTCAAGCCGAACAAAATAGGCTGGGCCTTGAAGCTGATAAAAATCTGCTCCCTCACTCGGCTGGCAAGTGCCTGGTATCTGGTGTCAAAGTTGTCCGAAGCCAGGCGGTCAATCGTGGTTCGGTTCTGCACATTCTCATTGAAACAAAGGATAAGCCTTCCGGCGTTTTCGCTTCCGCCTAACTTTTCTCGCATATCCCTTTCCATCTGCTCGGCCACCTCGGAAGAAACCGGGCCGTTATTGAAGTTGATGATGGCGGAACTTAAAAAGTTGTTACGCAGTTCGTTCAAATGGAACTCCTCAATTCGCCGCTCCATTTCCACATCCTTGACGGCGGCGGACCATACCGGCTCAGGATAGACGCCACGGCCCTTGCCTATCATATACACGGAGCTTTCTGCGGTCGCAAAGTCCGGAACAAACGCCGGATAAACCACCGCCTTGCTTCGGCTGCCCCACTTCTCACAATACCAAAAAGCCTGGTGGTCCTTGTCCGTCCTCACATACTCCGCCGGCAGGCGTTCCAGCCCTATAATATCCCCCATCGGGTTGCGTAATACCTGAACGAAACAATAGCCGAATATCTGGAAATCCCTTGCCAGCTCCCTGAGCATTTCTTCCGCTTCCGCCTGGGTTAAAAATCCGTCTTTCAGGCTGAAATTCTCCCCCAGGATATAGTTTACATTTCCGTCAATTATCGCCTTCAATGTGCTGCAATTCTGGTACAAGGAAAGCAAATAATCCGGATAGGTGTTGAAACGGCCGTAAGGGATGTAATCCTTGCCGCTTATTTCCTTTTGTATCGGCTCCGGAAGTTCAATATCCAGGTATTTGCCCGAAGCGGCGAAAGCCACCCTCACTTTGTCATTCTGCTTGCTCTCCATAAGCCTTGTATGTCTTTGTTATATCGTAGGTTGTATAATTTCTTGTAATCTTTCCCACCTGAGCCACGCCGCAGTCCAGGACCGCCACCGGCTCGCCGTCAATCGTGGAAAGTCTTATGTCGTTTTCGTTTATAACCAGCTCGCCGTCCGCCTGGATTATGAAATAATCGTAGTCGCCGGGCGTAAGGCCCTGCGGCACCGGAAAACGATAAAACCGGGTGCTTCCGGAATCCTCAGCGGTAAAAACGAAAACCTGTTTAGTCTGGTTGTTCTTGTAAATAGTCCTGTAATCCATCGCCGTTTCTCTCTAAAATGCAAGGGCGGTAAAGTTACCGCCCCCACATCCCAAAAACCAATCTATGAAATAACGAAGCTATGATACTTCCTCAATGGCAGAGGAATAAACGCTGCGGCTCTCAAAGCTGTAAGGGAGCAAAGCGGATTCATCCTGCAAGGTTATTGAATACTGGTTCGCTTCGGTCTTGGCCGCACCGCTCTGGGCGTTCTGGCTTCCGATAGCAACCACCGGGGTATCATAACCCAGGAACCAGCTTTCGCCGTTGTTATCTACTGCGATAACCTGGACTTCGCCCTGTAAAAGTGCCTGAATCTCTGCCCTTTTCGTGGCTTCCATCCTTCCGAAGTTCAGCACCAGCTGCGTCTGCACCATATTCACGCCGGAAACGGCGTCAATGGTTGAAGTTGAAGTCAGGCTGGCCGCTCCGCTGCGGAAGTTGAACGCCTTGAACTTGGCCGCTCCGGTACTCGGTGCGAAAGTTCCGATCGTTCCATCGCTCAGGGTAATTGCAAGCCCTTCATCGTACGGAGCGATATAAACCTTTTTCAGTCCGCCGATATTGGTACTGCAATCTCTGGCAATTCCGTTTATAGTTTGCAAACATCCCATATTCTAAAAGTTTTTTAGAAGTGAATAAATCGGAAACCTTTACGCAGGAGTTCCTGCAACGATTACCTGGTTAGGGAAAGCAACCTGAGTGCCGATATTGGTGGTGATACGCAGACGGATGCTGTCATTGTCCTTGCTGTACCACATATCCATAGCCCTCTCGCTGTCCTCAATGTCGTAACCATAGAAAAGGTTATCCGGATCAGCAGCCACGATAACATCGTTAAAGCTGGTGCGTGTGCTGTCCCTCCAGGTTGGTGCGTTATTCAGTCCGTTTACCTTTATTACTCTGGTGTTTGTTCCTGGGAGTATAATTTCATCTACCGGGGCACCTGGATTGTAATGGTAAAGATTGTTCTGCACCAGAGCCGCAACCAGTGCCCTGAAATTGTCGGCAGATACGAAAATAGCTGCTTTATCAAGCACTTCCTCCGGGATTGCCATATAAACCTGCATTATATTCTCGTAAGCGGTAGTGCCAGTCAGCGGAGTGCCTGCCACCTCGGTTGAAAGATTACGCAGAAGTCCGCCGAAGTTTGCGTGGATGGAAGTATCTCCCTGCCAAATCATCTTTTCAATCTGGGCGGCCACTTTCTTGGCGATTTCGTTAAGGAAAAACTCCTCAAACGCAAGGGATTTGTCGCCAGCGACAACCCTGTACTCGTACTCATTCCATTTGCCGATAAGGTCCTTCCAGCACCATTCCTTTTCCAGCTTGATTAAATAAGTTTCCAGAACCCTCTGGCTGAAAGCGTCCTCGGTTGTGTCGTTAAATCCGCACTCGTTTCCCGGAGCGAAATTTGCTCCAATATCTACCAGATTCAGGGCGGCCTTGCCCTTTACTCCGCTCATTCGGTTGATTACCTCAACGGTCTTGCCTTTGAGTATAGACGCTGCCAGCAACGGCAGCCTGTTCTCCTGCACATAAGCAGGTAATGCCTCAACATCGTACATATTCTATGATTTTAATTAGTTTATTTTCAGTGATTATCTTGCTTTGTTCAGTTCATACAGGAAGTTTTCGTGGGCTGTGCGGAACTTCGCTGCCGGCTTGGCGGCGTCCTTGATTTCCTCGTGTGCCGGCTTGGCGGTTGAAAGTTTGCTCATCTTGGCGAGTGTTTCTTCGGTTTCCCCGGCCTTGCCTTCCAGGGCTTCCACCCTTTTAACCAGGTCGGCGATTTCCGCCTTCTTCTTCTCGTTTTCTTCTTTGAGCCTTTCCACCTCGGCGGCCAGGTTATGAATATCCACATCATCGGCGATTTCGCCTTCCGGCTCAGCGATTGGGGTTTCCTCTGCGGCTTCGGTGTCCTCGGCCGGCTTGATAATGTCTGCCACCTTGCTGTCCTTTACCACGATGGTTGTTCCGTCCTCGGTCTTGTATTCGCCGTCCTCGGCGTCCGTAACCTCGCCGGATTCATCCAGCTTGTAAACATCCTTGCCGATTTCCAGGTCGCCTTCATAAGTGAGCACGCCTTTGTCGGTGTTCGTTTCTGCGAACTTGGCCACAATCTTGGCCAGCGTCCTTTTTACTTTTTCTAAATTCATATCGTTGTCGTTAAATTTTTCCATTGAGAAAATGCCCTCCAGGCTGAACCCCCGGAGCGTTCCGGCCTTGATATACTCCCAGATTTCGGAGTCCTCGCAGTGAAATTCGGCGAAAAGGCTGCCGTCCTCTATATCCTGGAAGCCGTCCGGAACGATGCCCTTTTCGCTGTCCTTGATGAAAAGCTGCACCATATTCACGCCCCGGACTTCTTCGCCGCAGTGCATAAGGTTCACCCGGTTCTGGCGGTTCTCGGCCAGGTACTTTTCCGCCATCTGGCGGATGGTTTCCTTGCTGAAACGGATATAGTATTCGCCCCTGGTTTCATCTACCCGGTAAATAGGAAAGCCGGCTCGCATAACGCAACCCAGAATCAGGCGTTTTTCATCGCTGGAAAGGATAACCCTTACCGGCTTGCCGAATTTCTGGAAGTCGCTCTCCACCGCCGGCAGATCAACCAGCGAAATCCTCAGCATTCCGCAGGCTTCATCCGTTATTGTTTCCTCGTATAAAGGCAGTCCGTTAAATGTTCCCATCTTGCCCTTATCGTATCGCCTTCGGCCGGAATGTTGCGTGTTTGCCCCAAAAACCGCCCGGATTTGGACGGAAAGGGCCGGGGCGGAAAGGTTATCCGCCGGAAAAAAGAAAGGGGCGGAAAACCGCCCCTTTCACGCAAACAAACAAAAACAATGAAAAGGATTTTAGAAAGTCGTTTCATCTTCTCGCACCCGAACCCGGCGGTTGCTTTCCTGGATGTCGCTTTCCAGGATATAAACCCGGTTATCCCGGTTCATTTCTTCCGTTTCGGTCTGCGTGGTTACTTGCCTGGTATAGTCCACCGGACTGGAAAGGCCCTCAATGTTCGGCATCGCCAGGGCGGTAGCTCCGCCGCCTGAACCGGCCTGGGCGTTTCCGCTTGTATCCACGCTGGCAATTTTCTGGACTTCGGCAAAGCCGGCGGTCAAGGCCATTGTGGCATTTAACGCCGCCTGTACCGGAGCCATCCACGCCATCGGGCCGGCGTCCGCCCACTGGTTCATTCCGGCCCTGAATCCGGTAACGGCGGAAGCAATCGTGTCAATCGTGGCGGCGGCAATCGCAAAGCCCTTGCCCAGCTTCGTGGATTCGCCAAAGGCACTTGAAAGGTTTTTAAGTATGGAAGTCGTGCCGGATACCATATTTTTTACCGCCTGTTCCCTCTGCTTCATCAGCATTTTGAAAGCGTTTGTATTCTTTTCGTTCCTCTGGGCTTCGGCGGCGGAAATCTGGGCGTTCAGCTTGTCGTTTTCGTTCTGCAATCGCTGGTATTCTTCGGAGCCTTCTTCATAGTTCCTCATAAGCTCTTCGTTTAAGGCGATTTTACCTTCGTTCAGGGCCTTGAAGCTGTCAAATTCGGCGTTGTTCCTTTCCACTACCGCATCGTAGTTGAAGGTATCCCCTTCGCTTCCGCCGGCGTTGCTCAGCTGGTCCAGCTCGGCGTTGTGTTCCAGCTGTTCCTTCTTCCGCCGGTAACTCGCTTCCGCTTCCTTGCGGTCCATTTCCGCAATCTTGTCGTTGTGTATCTGCGTAAGTTCTTCCGTGCTCAGGTTGAACGATTCCAGAAGCTCCTTCTTTTTCTTGTAATCTTCTTCTTCTTTCTGGCGTTCCGTCTTTAATTGCTCCTGCAAGTCTTTGAGCGTTTCTTCCGCCTGCCGCTGCAAATCCTCGTGGGCTTTGAGCATCGCTTCCCTTTGCCTTTCCAGGGCTTCGGCGTTCTTGTCCGTTTCCTTCGTGTTCGCCGCCAAAGTTTTGTTATACCCGGTTATTTCCCGGTCCAGCCTTCGGAGTGCCAAAGTGTTCTGGGCGTTCACATTCAGGACCTTTTGCCGGGCGGCGGAAAGTTTGTTATTCATTTCGGCGGAATTGCTGGTCTTTTCCGCCTGCTTTTCCAGGATTTTCAGTTCTTCCACCGCCAGGTTCACATTTCGCAGGCCGATTTGTTCTTGCAGTTTCCTGGCTTCGGTAAGTTTCTTCCGGCGTTCCGCAACATTATCGGTTAAGGCCGCTTCATCCCTCAATATGTTCAGTTTTTCTTCATCGGCGGCATTCGCTTCCTTCGTGGCGTTTGTAAGGTCGTTCAGCTTGTTTTCTTCCTGGGCCAGAGTGTCGTACCAGGCAATTTCCGCCTTGATCTTATCCTGGCGGCCTTCGGTTATTCCCATCCAATCGGTATAAGCGGCGTAAGCCTTCCGCAGCCAGTTCCAGGCGTCCGCAATCGCTTCCACAAGGTTTACAAAACCCTGGGCCACCTGGTCCAGCCAGTTATGGAATTTGTCCGCAATAGGACGGAAGGCGGCCATCGCCCGGTGGAGCCTTTCTTCGCTTTCCTCATTATCCCGGATGGCGTTACGCAAGGCAGAGAAAGCACCGATCAGGGCACCCACGGCCGCCAGGACCGCACCCAGCGGATTGGCCGCCATCGTGGCCCACAAAGCCTTGAACGCCTTGCCTATCTTTGCCAGTCCGCCGGTAAGCATCCCGGCCATACTGGCGAACTTTACCGAAGTGCCGCCGAAAGAAACGCCCATCTGCTTGAAAGCGTCTATAATGGAGTTCGTATAATTACCCACATTGTGCTGGTAATTGCCGATACTTTCGTTCATTGTATTTATTTCGGCCTTTACCTTATTTATGTCGCCGGTAAGCCTGTTCCTTTCGTTGGAATCGGCGGTCGCCTTCCATTCTTCTTTCAGCTGCCTGAGCTTGGCGTTCAGGGCGTTGAATGAACCCTCGGCGGCGGCCACCTGGCCTTTGGATGCCGTCATAACCTTTGCAATCTGCTGCTGGTTATCGTAAATCCTTTTTGCGGCGGCGTTATATTCATCGCTCCCTTCTTTCAGGTTCAGCATAGCGTCCTGGAGCTCCCTTATTTCCTTCCGGAGCTTCGCAATACTTAAAACGCTGTCGCTGGTATCTACTTCCAGAACTGTTTTCTTTGTTTCGGCCATTATTTTAGTAATTTAAGTAGTTAGCACTATTTGAAACCCTTATAAACTCGCATTTTACGCTCTGCGTTTTCGTGGCATCGTAATCCGTTACCTTGTTCAAAACCCAAAGGGTGCGGTCAAAAAGGTAAAATTTCCGCATTTCCTGCCGCATATCCAGGTGGGGCGGAAAAACTACATAACATTCCGCCTTCTTTGTATCCCGGCTCAGGAAATCGGTAAGGTACTTTTCCCAGAACCGGCAATAAATCGCCTGGTCGGGTGCCAGGCTCACTTCCGGGATATAGTACGCCATCTTCGGCGTTCCGAAGTCCAGGGAGTAGGTTACGCCGTTGATCGTTTCCACTCGCCTGAACTGCGGAATCCTCGCCGGGGTGCGGCTGTTATCCCAAATCCAGCAAGGTCCGCCGTTCAAAGTTTCCATCGCCGTAATGTCATCGCTCAGGAAATTTTGTCCGCCCAGCTGTCCGCCCCCGAACAGGACAAGGGCCGGGGCCACTTCCACCGCCTTTTCCTCGCCGTCATCGTTCAGGCAGGCAACGCCCAGGGCCGGCGAGTTGTATTTCGTTACCGCCGTAACATTGAATAAATTATATTCGGCGTCCTTCGTGGTCGTTTCGCCGCCCTCGGTATGGTAATATGTTACCTTCATTCCGTCCGCAATAGAACTCGGAAGGTGCCCGGCGGAGTTCGTGAAATCCCAGTAACCGGCACCGCTCAAAGCTCCATCCACATAGCCTTTCAGTTCGTTCTTTTCCATCAGCTCCACCGCCGTTTCGCCGAACTCATAACCCACGCTTAGACGGATACCGCCGTAAGTCCTTCCGTAGTCGCTTTGGTAGGCTTTGGATAGGTCCGTTTCCGGGTATTCGTTTTCCAGGGTGTAAATGTTGCTCTCTGCGGAAACCGGGCGGACCTTCACGCCTTTGGAATAGTCTATCCGGTCGTGGATGTCGTTTATCTCGCCGGTATAAAACGCCGTCCTTTGGAGAAGGCTCACTGCCTGGGCCCGGTTGTCTTGCAGCCACATAAGGCCGAAAGTCTTGGTAACGCTCAGGAGCAAGTCCAGCGGCGAAAGGTCCAGGGCGTTCAGCAACGCCGCCTGGGTTACGGCGGAATCGGTTGCGTATTGTGTCGGGGCGGTAAGGCTCAGGGCGTTGTTGCTCCCGGCCAGGCCCAGGATATGCAGCTGGCCGGGGTTGATATTCACATTCCCGATATTATAGCCGTAACGGCCCAAATTCAAGGTCGGGATGCCTTCCGCCGTTTCCTGTACCAGTATTTGAAGGCGTACCCGGTGCAAAGGGCTGGACGGCCTGGCAATCTTGTCAATCGTAAGGGCAAAGGTGTCGCTGCTGTTTTCATCCAGACGGAACACATAACGGCCGCCGGAATAAGTGAAATAGCCGTCAATCTGGGCGTCCGTAGTCGCCAAAGGGGCCGCCGGCTTCTTCACATCCCCGGTTTCGTTCCTGTGGCTTTTGCTTGTAAACACATAGCGGTTGGAAACGGCCAGAAGGTTGCCGGTTTCATCGTACGCCGCAAGCATAACGCAGACGGTCTTGTTCTCGGTATGATGGCTTACCCTGTTCACAAGGTAAAGGTTTCCCATATCGCTCAGGCCCTCGCAAGTAAGCTGAACCGGCAGCGATATTTTCAGGTAGGCGTTGGACGCAAATTCCGCCATATCAATATAATTGCCGGAAAGGGGCAGACACTCCGAAGCCGGCACCAGGTCCTGGGTTCGGGTGCTTGTGGCCGGCTGTATATCCACCGCCCCCACGCTTCCGTCATCGCATATTTTTTCCGTTGTTTCTTCGGTGTTCAGCTGCGGAAGCAAAATATATGAGTTGTTATAATACGGATTGTCCGCATTGAAAAAGCCCGGATCAAGGTTCACCGCCCAGCCGCCGTTGTTCGCCGGGTTGCATATTGCATCCAGAAAGGTTTTCAGCCTTAACGCCGGGCGTTGCAGATAGCTCCGCAAGTCGTGGCATTCCCATTCCGTAACCTTCCGTTCCAGGCTCGCCAGAAGGTATCCGTCTTTCGCCGTGTAAGTCTTGCCGCCATCGGTAAGGCTGTCCGGAAGGCCGGAGTTTTTAACCAGCATCTTGTCCGCCGCCACCTTTTCCGGCACTCCGTTCAGCATAGGAACAAACGCCACATCCGGAAAGGTGCCGCCCAGCAAGGCATCCCAGACCGCCTGCACCTTCTGGGCGTTGATAGTGAAACCCAGGTCGTTGCCGAAGTCCAGGTCGGAAAGTTTCCGGCTTTCGCCGTCTGCGTCCGTCTGCAAGTTGTAAAAGAACTCGCCCAGACCGCCGTAAAGGCTCAGGCTGAAAGTATAGTCCTTCCGGGTGCGGTTTATCGCTGTCAGCTGGCAATATCCTCGCTCCACGACCATTTCATCCACATAGAGCTGGAACGGAACACGCTTCATAGGATCAAAGAAAATGCCAATATTCCCGGTCAAGGGCGGCTGTGCCGGCCTTATTTCCCTTTGGCTCCCTATCGGGGCATAGTCGTAATAATCCGCCGGGTTTTCGGCTTCAAACTGGGCGGCGGTCGGTTCGTTCCCGGCTCCGTAAATATCCGTCAAATCGGTCAGCCAAACATTTTTAATTTCTATAATATCGCCGCCCGAAAAGGTTTCGCTTGCTGTTGAGCCATAAGCCCCAACATATATGCGTGTCTTGGCAGATGTCGTTGCAATTAAGCCTGTTACCCTCGTCCAGTTAGCGAAGTCGGCCGATGTTCTTATATTGCCCAGGTATTGGTTCGGAGAATAAACAAAGAACGGCCTGAACGATACGGCGGAAGCGGCTGTAATTTTTAGGTATAAAGATACATAAACCTTGTGGCCGCTCTCTATGTCCAGCAACCTTGTCTGCATCGGGTTTCGTGGGTTCCTGCCTGCATTTACAGTCATCTTGCAAACGCCATCAGTTATTGTCCTTGTGATATTGCTTGTATAATTACTCCAGCCGCTTGTGGCGTCAAAGTTTCCGTGGTTTACAAGCTGATTCCAGGGGCCATAAACCGCCGGAAGGCCGGGCAATTCTTTCAGCACCCTGGAATCCAGATGCCAGATGCCGCCGAAAAGCCTGCGGTTGTTTTCCGTACCCTGCAAGGTTATTGTCTTGCTGTACGAATTTTTTACCGCCGTAGGCTGCTGGCTGTCGCTGGTCTGGTAGGTAAACGGAATCTTTACGCCGCTGTCAAGGTCGGCCCTCTGGCCGCCGATATAAAGCCGAATGTTTCTCATTTATCTGCGTATCTTGGTTTGTGATTCGGTCCAGGTTAAGGTGTAGTTTATCAGCTTGCGGCCGTTCGTGTAAAAGGTCTTGTAGTCCAAAGCCTTATCCCTCATAAGCACCGGGATTTCCTGGCCGGTGCTCAGGTCCAGCATATAGACGGAAACACTTTCCACAAGCTGCCGCATCCTCAAACTTTGGGCGTCCGTAAGCCATCCGGTCGTGCCGGTCCACTCCGCCGCCATCGTGTTCTGGTAGTCCGTACTTTCAAAGTCCGCACTCAAAGCCACGGCGTCCTTTTCGTAAGTTGCCCTTGTGATCGTGTCCTTTTTCTTCGCCACCCCTTCCACAAGGAAAAAGTCCTCGGCTCCGTAGGCGTTCACATATCTGAGCAAGGCACCCTGGCAGGCGTTCACAACCTTATACGATTCATCGCCCAGGGTATAGACCTTCCCGATATTTCCCGAAGTCCAGCGGCCTACATTCAGGCCCTTTGCCATCGTTTCGTTTACAACCACGCTGCCCGATTCATCCGTTACCCTCATCGTTCCGCCGGCGGCGGCCGCCCATTTGCTTGCAGAGAGCTGGACGCCGGACGGAATACGGCCGTTTATAGGGCGGTTCAGCCATTGGTCGGCGGAATAGTCCATTTCCGGGTTATAGGAATAATCCCTTACGAAAGTGAAACGGCCCAGGAACGCCCCGGCGGCAAAGAAGTCCACATCCTTGAAATATCCGGTAAGGTAAGGGGCAACCACCCTGGAAAGGTTTACGGAAATGTTATCTTCATCAGGATAGGCGAACGCCCTGCCGGTATAGAAGGGGCGGCCGTTTTCTTGCAGTTCGTAATCCTCAAAATCTTCTGCGGAAGTGATATGGCCCAGGGTGTCCGCCCAGATCGGAAAAACGCCGCTGGCCTGCAAGGTAAGCGAAAGGGTTGCGGAATAGACCACGCTGTCGCTTCCGGTCCTGGAAATCGTGATCGGGATTATCTGGGTGCCCTCAATGTTTCCGCCTGTATATTCCGCCCGGATAATCGTTGCCGCCGGCGTGGAAATCGTAACGCCGGAAGGGAGTGCCGGATAACTCAAAGCCATATCCCCGGACCAGGAGCCTGTAAAGGTTACAAGGGCTTCTTCCCTTCCGCCGGCATAGTCCAGGATACCATCATAACCCTGGGCGGACCGCCAGGCGGCGGATATGGTGTTCGTTACATTCGTGCCGGCCTGTGTTAAAACCATCGTGGCGGTTAAGGTGTTTCCGTAGTTGTCAGTTCCGGAAATCGTTATGCTTTCCGTCCTGGCCGCCGTGGCCGTGTTCGCCGGAAAGGTCAAAGCCAGAACGATGGTGTTTCCGCTCGCCTGGATGTATGCGGATGTAACGAAAGTAAACGCCGTGGTCGTAACCGCCAGGGTGCTGGTTCGCATATCCGTTGCCGTAACCACCGCCGAAGCCGAAGTGGCGGAAGCGGTTGCGGATGCGTTCGCCACCGCCAGGCTTCCGGACTGAACCGCCGGTGCCGCCTGGGCCTTGCTCAGCGTGGCGGTTGCCGTGTTGCTTCCGTCCGTTGCCGTAAAGGTAAGCGTGGCGGACCTGGACGCCGTGCCGGTATTCTCTGCGAAAGTGAAAACAAACCGGGTGCAAGTGTATCCGCCGGAGCTGATTCCGTGCTGGATGCTCGCCAGGGTGCAGAAGGCGGAATCGCTGGCCGCCGTGGTCCGGGCGTCTATTCCGTTGCTTGCGTAAATATCGCAAGTAAGGCTTCCGCCGGACGCCGATATATTCCCCTGCGGCGAAGACGCCACGATTTCCGCAGCCACCAGGCCCTCGCTTTCCTGGGTAATAGTGAAAAGCTCGCCCATTCCGTCAATGGTTACGGATATGTTCATTCCCCTTGTGTTCCCGGTGTCGTTCCGGTCCACATCCACATCTATCGTGTAAAGGAAAGGCGTTACATTTGTCATTTCCGTAACGGAATACCAGGACGCTTCCGGAACGGAAACCAGCCCCCACATACCTGGGCTGTCCTTTGTAATGTTTATCTTGAAGGCTCCGCCGTCTGCCGGAAAGCTTTGGCGGTCAATACTTATATTCTCTGCCATATCGTTTGTTTTATAGTTCGCTTAAAATGCCGTTCAGCCAGTCCTGGATGTCCTCGGTTATCGCCTGTTTACAGCGTTCCATCGCTTGCATATAAGGGGTTTCGTTCTCGGCTTCTTCCAGAATCCTGTAAGGCTCCGTTCCTTCGGTGTATATCTTCCACGCCACCGCCTTTGCGATTCGCTCCTGCCATTTGCCCCTGGTGCTTCCGCTGTACGGCCGCAAGCCCTTCGCCTTTACCCAGGAAAGGATGGGAGCCAGCGGCGGAAATTTCCCTTGCCTTCGGTACGGCCCTTTCTGCCTGGTTCCATACTCAATATATCGCCAGTATTCTTGCATTATAAGGCTGAGCCGGAACACGCCGTCCTGGCTTTCCACAATCGGGCGGATGGTATCCCGGAGCTTGCCGGTTGCGTTTTTCTTGGCGGCGTCCAGCCGGGCCTTGTACCTTTCCGTCAAAGCCATACCATAATCGTTCAGGATGCCTTCCAGCCTTGTAAATCGCAAATCGTTCATTGTCTTTGTATCCGCCTTATTTCATCCGCCTTGCGTTTTTCCCTGGCCCGGATATAATCCACATAGGCAAAGAACTCGGCGGCGGCCATATTATAAACTTCGTTTATGTTCAGTAAAGTGAACTGAATAACGGCGTCAATCATAGCGAACGCATTAAAGCCGAAATCTCCGCCTTCGTTTTTAGTGCCTTCGCTATCGCCGCCCTTTTCGCCTTCCGGTCCTTGATCCTCGCCAGAACTATCCACCCTACTAAGCGATTCAGGATGCTCCGCATTGAGTGCAGATACCGCTTTTGAAAAAAAAAGCAGACGGCCAGGGCATCGGTTATTGCCAAATCCTGGCGGAGTGCCGCTTTCAGTTCCTCTATATTATACCCATCGTTATAGCTTTTCCCTTCCGGGATAAGGGCCACGCTTAGAAGGTTCGCCATATTTTCTTCCACGCCCCCACGCATATAGTTCTGGAAGTCCAGCCATTGAGCCACATTCAGTTCCTTTGGCTGTGTTACCCTGAGCGTCCAGGCCCCCACATTATAGCGGCGGCGTACCCTGTTCCTTTGCGGCGGCGTGTTCAGCTCCCAGGCCCTCGCAAATACCGGCTGCACTTCTTGAAGCGGCATCCGGCTGATCGTTTCTTCATCCGTTCCTTCCAGGATGGCCGCAAGGGCCACCATCCGGTCCGTGGCGTCTTTCTTTTCATCGGCGAAAACCGCCCGGATTTGAGCGAATTTCAAAAGGTTGATATTATCCCATTGGTTTGCCATAATCTCATAAATAAAGTATGTTTATTGCTTAAATTCGTGCAAGTGTCAAACGAAGCGGACGGAATAGCCGCCGGAACGCTCCGTCAAATCCCGGACGGCATAGCGGCAGGCGTCCAGGGCGTGGTTGAAGTTGTCGCACGGAACTTCCAGGAT